GTATCACAGGTTCATCAGTTACTTATGCTGGTGGTGGTGGTGGTGGAACAAACGACACTTACGGCACCGCTGGTAGTGGTGGTTCAGGTGGCGGTGGTGCTGGTGCAACTACTGGTAACGGTGTTGCGGGTACCGCAAATACTGGTGGCGGTGGCGGTGGTGCGGGTCAAACATCAGGCGGGGCTGTAGCAGGTAACGGTGGCGCAGGTGGTTCTGGTATTGTTGTTTTGCGTACATTAACTGCTGTCCCTGTAGCAATCACAACAGGTTCACCTACTGTGACAACTTCGGGCGAATATCGAATCTACAGTTTTACTGGTTCGGGAACGATTACTTTCTGATGTCTGCTTTCTCTGACCGTTCTCGTCGTTCTTTGGGTTATGTTTCTTCGCAGGTTGTGGTTTCTGCTACGACTTCGGGTGTTACTCCTACGGTTGAATACCTTGTTATTGCAGCAGGGGGTGGCGGTGGTGGTAGTAATGCTGGCGGTACTAATGGTGGCGGTGGTGGCGCAGGTGGTTATATTACAAACACGACAACCATTGAGCCAAATGCTGTTTATACCGTAACTGTTGGTGCTGGTGGAACATCAGGCGCATCTACCGCAACTGCATCAGACAACGATGGCGGTAATGGTAATGATTCATCGGCTCTTGGTCAAACCGCAACAGGTGGCGGTGGCGGTGGTGGTAGTAATGCTGCTCTCTCACGAAACGGTAAGAACGGTGGGTCTGGTGGCGGTGGTTCAGGTAACGGTGGGTCTTTTGGTACTGGTGGCACACCCACAACATCTCAGGGGTTTGCGGGCGGTAACGGTATTGGTACGGCAAACTATCATGCAGGTGGTGGCGGTGGTGCTAATGCGGTTGGCTCAAACGCAACAGGTAGCATAGGTGGTAATGGTGGTGCTGGCTTAGCATCAAGCATTACGGGCAGTTCGGTAACTCGTGCAGGTGGCGGTGGCGGTGGTGCTTATCTAACTGGAACGCCAGGAACTGGTGGCACAGGCGGTGGCGGTAATGCTGGTGCAACTAATAGCAATGGTTCAGCAGGAACAGTAAACACGGGTGGTGGCGGCGGCGGTGCTAGTTGTAATGGCAGTGCCGTAACTGGTGGTGCAGGCGGTAGCGGAATTGTTATTCTTAGATACTCAGACTCATACGCTTTAGCCCAAGCCACAACAGGTTCGCCCACAGTAACAACATCGGGCGGATACAGAATCTACTCGTTTACGGGTAGCGGAACAATAACATTCTAGGAGACAAACTTATGGCACATTTTGCAAAACTTGACGGAAACAACAAAGTATTAGAAGTACTTGTCGTAGCCAACAACGCAATCGACCCAACAAACGAAGAAGAATCAGGCGTAGCGTTCCTGACACAAACCTTCGGGCATACGATGTGGAAACAAACCTCGTACACAAACTCGGTGCGTAAACAGTACGCAGGCGCAGGGTACGACTATGACCCGATTGCTGATGTGTTCGTAGCACCACAACCGTACCCATCGTGGACTCTTGATGAGAACCACGATTGGCAACCGCCAACACCAAAGCCAACAGACGGTGAACGATACTCATGGAACGAAGAAGAACTAGAGTGGGTCGCAATCTAATTAGGTGGCTTATACCGCTACCAGCAATCCTGTTCTCGTTCTTTCCACAAACAGCGAACGCTGAACCAACACCAGGGTTAGCAACCACCTACTACACAATCGACGAAATACCACCACTCCAATCCACAACCGAATACCCTGTCTGCGGTACAGAGACAGAGAACAACATCAACCGTTCCTACGACGGTGAACCGTACGAGGATTGCACAGGCGACCTGTTCATGGTCCACATGACCGGCTACATCACGATCCCTGAACACGAAACCATAGAGTTCTGGCTGGCATCAGATGACGGTGGCGAGATAACTATTGACGGCAACACGTTCGGTGTCTGGTATGACCAGGGCTGTTCAGCAACCGAATCAGGCCCACTAGAACTAGACGCAGGCAGCCAACCTTTAGAACTATGGATGTACGATAATGGCGGCAACGCCTGTCTAATGCTCGCTTGGAAAATTGATGACGGCGACTGGACAATCGTGCCCGATGAGGCGTTTACAACTAGCGCAGTTTCGCAGACAACTTCAACAACAACTTCAACAACCACATCCTCAACGACCACAACAACTTCGACATCTACGACAACCCTTCCCACATCAACGACCACAACCAGCGAGCCAGTTCAGACAAGCACAACCACATCAGTTGAAAGTACAACGACAACCACGACCACAACAACTCAACCAGCCCCGACAACAACGCAAGCACCCTACACTCCCCCGCAAACCACCACTACTAATCCCACCATCGAGACTCAACCGATAACCACCATAACCGTACCCGAAACCATAGTTGTCTTACCCGAAACCACAGCACCAGAAACATTTATAACCGAACCAGACGAAGTGATTTTACCTGACATAACCGAACCGGAAACATTTATAACCGATCCTGACGGTCCTGTAGAAGAACCTGTTTTGCCTGTTCAGACAACCATTCTTGAGACATTTTTTCCCGACTACGAAGATGGGCCTGTTCTTGACGAAATAGAACAGCCAACAGAACTGCAAGAGCCGTCGGTATATATATCAGAAACAACACTATTAGAAGTACAGGATTCATCACCCATCACCCTACCCGAACTTGTAACCGACGAACAAGTAGAAGAAGTATTGGAAGAAGTCATCGAAGATGAACCCGTCACCGACAAACAAGTAGAACAAATCCTAGAAACCCTCACCGAAGCCGCACCTGAACAAATTGTTGAAGCCATCACCCAAGTCCTAGCCGCAGACATCACCTCAGACCAAGCCACCGAAATAGCGTCAAGCCCAGAAGTCCTAGCCGCCATCACCGAAACTCAGGCTGAAGAACTCTTTGAACAAATCGTCGTAGAAGAACTATCCGACACCCAACTAGAAGCCTTCACCGAAGCCATCCAAGAAGCCCCAACAGAAATCAAAGAAGCGTTCGAAAAAACTATTGACATCTTCAGTTCACAATTCGAAAACTATGTACCGACAGGCTCAAACATCCCCGTCGGTGAACGCCGAACCCTAGTCGCTGTAGGTGCGCTCATCGCAGCAATACCACCTACTAGGATCAGAAGATAATGAAACACATCATCAACTACGTGAGGGATAACACTTGGACCTGGGTAGGTACCGGCATGGTTCTAATCACCTTGTCAGGGCCTACGTTACGCCAAGCTTTACTCCTTACAGGTATCGGCATAGTGCTACACTCGTTGATATCCCTAACACAAAAGGACCCAGAATGAACTCCATGATTGCCAAAACTTTAGACCTCACACAACGCCTCGTATCGCTGTTCATCGCATCAGCCCTACCTATCATCACAGGTGGCGCAATCCTCGGAGTCGACGTAGTTAAATCCGCTGGTGTCGCAGGCCTGACAGCCTTGTTCGGTGTTGTACAGAAACTTGCCGCCGCATCAGTAGACGGCGAACTCACATCAGAAGAAATCTCGGCAGCGTTCGGCACCAAAGCCAAAAAGAAGTAATGAAAAAGAAACCAGTTTGGGAAACAAAAAACCCAAAGAAAAAATCTACACCACTCAGCAAAAATCAAAAGGCTTCAGCGAAAGCGTCAGCGAAGAAAGCTGGTCGCCCATACCCGAACCTTGTTGACAACATGAACGCGGCTAAGAAAAAGAAGTAATGCCTAAAACTGCGGCATGGCAACGCAAAGAAGGCAAAGACCCCACCGGTGGGTTGAACGCTAAAGGTCGAGCCTCTTACAAAGGTGGCACCCTCAAACCACCTGTGTCTGCTGCACAAGCGAAACGATCACCTAAAGCTGCGGCTCGACGCAAATCGTTCTGTGCAAGAATGGGTGGTATGCCAGGCCCTATGAAAGACTCTAAAGGTAGACCGACACGTAAAGCGTTGGCGTTACGAAAGTGGGATTGCTGATGCCAAAAAAAGTTGCGTGGGATTACATTGTCCCTATCGTTATGCCAGCCGACCTGAAAGGTGTTGAGCCAGGGAAACTACCTGAGAACTTGTTACGCCCAATCAAAGGTGGCGGCAAACTGCATTGGCGGGCCGCTGACGCATGGAACGCTATGGTCACGAAAGCCACATTGGATGGTGTGCTTCTTAAACCGACTAGTTCCGGCGACCTGTATCGCACATACGAGTCACAGAAGGCAGGGTTTCTGCAACGGTACCGGCTTGATCCGATTCCTGGTGCGTCAACGAAAACGTTTGAAGGTAAAACTTGGTATCTACGAAAAGGTATGGCGATGCTCGCCACTCCTGGGAAGTCGAACCATAATCTCGGTTTGGCTGTTGATGTTCATTCCGCTGGCGAACCGGCACGAATCAAATGGTTGATAGCGAACGTCAAAGACTTCGGATTTTCTTGGGAAGTTGTACCGAGCGAACCGTGGCATTTGCGACTAGTCACCGGTGATAGCCCTACCCCTGCTGTACAAGCATGGGTTGATACGCACAAGGCCGTATGACATGGATGGCGGTTGGGCGTTAATTCTTTCGGCTGTAGTAACAGCAGTCGGTGGAGTGATCGTCACAATAATTAGTGTGTTCCGCAAAGAAAACAAGTCAGATCATGCTGTTGTCACAGGAATGTTGCAACATATTTACCGTAGTGTGAGCCGTGTTGAAACAAAAGTAGATAAGGTTGACAGCCGACTGACAAAACATCTAGTGTCACACGGAGAAGAAGGACTTGACAATGGGCGAAAAGTTGACCACACTAGAGTTACGGCGGATAAGAAAGTATCTAAGTAAGGTATATCCAGGGGTCGCTGAACAAGACGACCTGTGGGATGTTATTTCTAAACTAGACAAACTCATTATCGAAGGGGCCAAACATGACAAACAAAACAAAGCCAACAGCCGGAAGTGAAGTTCTTTTAGAAGCACACACCCTTGTTAACGGTGCTAGACAAAACGATTACGGTCATCCAGCTGACGACTACCGTAAAGTGTCAGACATTTTTTATACTCTCACCGGCATCGAGTTGGAAGTATCTGAAGCAATCCTGTTTATGGTGTCAGTCAAACTGGCTCGCCTTCGCACGAACCTTGAACACGACATCATTCATCACGACAGTCTTGTGGATGCGCTCGGCTATCTCGCCTGCTTAAACATGGCGGCAGAATAGTGGGTGCTTTCTACGATGAGTTGAAGTCGGCGCACATAGAGAACGACAGCCTGTACAAGTTACGTAAAGCTTTAGGTGAAGAAGATTTCAAGGATCTAGTTAAAGCAATGAAAGACTC